CGGTGCCTAGGGTCAGGTTGGAGGCGGCTGGCGAGGTGAGAGACGCCGAGATTGGCGTCGTGAGCGTCGGTGACGTAGAGAGCACGTTTGAGCCGCTGCCCGTCGAGGTGGTCACGCCTGTGCCGCCGTTTGCCACTGGTAGCGTGCCGGTCACGCCCGTTGTCAGAGGCAGACCCGTGCAGCTCGTCAGCGTGCCGCTGGACGGTGTGCCGAGAGCCGGAGCGACCAGCGTCTTGTTGCTCAGCGTGTCCGTGGTCGCACGTCCAACCAGAGTGTCGGTTGCGTCGGGCAAAGTCACCACGCGGCCGGCTGTCGAGACGGCGTCAATCAGCGTCACCGCGCTTGCGGCGCTGGATGAACTGCGGAAGCGGATTCCCTTGTTGAAATCCGTGCCGTCGCTGATCGTGAAAAGCCCGCTGCCCTTCGGCTGCAAGTGCACGCCGATATTTGCGCTCGCGCCCTCGGCGAGAACGTGGAGCGGGTTGCCGACGCCAGTCCCGTTCTTGATCTCAACGTAATCCGTCGCGCTCGCCACGTCGGTCAGGCGCAGGATGTCGTGACCGCCGCCGACAATTCCGACCGTGTCTGCGGCCGGGCGATACATGCCGGTATTCGTGTCGCTGACAAAGAAAAGCGACGGCGCCGCTTCGGTTCCGTCCTGCAACTCGATTTGTCCCTCGTCGCCCGTGATCGTGATCGTCGTCGGCGTCTCGGTGATCGTGATGTTACTGCCGGCCACGAGGTTTTTCGGAACGTAGTTCGGCCCTTCACTGCCGAGGATTTGCCCGCTGCTTGGGATAGGCAGAATGTCGGTGAGCGAAGTAATGCCGCCGCCGCCTCCGCTGTTGCCGCGTGCGGCGTTCAGCGTCCAGTCCGCCGCGCTTCGGCTCGGCCGCTCGCGGTTGCCGTCGATGTTCGAGACGAACGAATCGCCGTTGAACGTCACGAGGTCGAGTTTTTGATAGGTGTCGTTCGGCGTCCACTTGCCGCGAGGATTCAGCCCGCGAGGTTCGGCGAATTCCTTCCGCAGTTGGTCGATCTCGCCGGCACGCGGAAAGCGCGAGAGTTCGTCGGTGACGATGCTTTTGACCGCGCTTGGCAAAGCGGACGCTGCCTCTGCGATGCGTGCCTCGGCCTGCGTCAACAAGGTAGCGTTCTGCTCGCGCTCGGCCATGAGCACCGAGTAGCGCGCCGCCGTCGTGACTTCCAAAGCCTTGCCGAGTTCGTCAACCTTCGCCGTTAGAGCTGCGCTGGATTGCGCGTGCGCGTCCTGTGCGCGGGCGATGACGAGCTGCTCCAGCTCGCTGCGGATCGCCGGCTCGATTTCTTCGAGGTTGCGCTCGATCTCCGATGACAAATGGTCGCGCAACTGCGGCAGCGACTCCACCAGCTTCTTTAGCTCGGCGCGCTGGATGATGGCCAACTCAACGAGGTTGTCGATTTCGGTCTGGGTGTGGATCATGGGAATTATTTTTTGCGCTTCGGTTTGCTCAGCTCGATGATGCTTTGATCACCGGTAACGCTCTGCTTCGTCTCTTGAATCGTGTTCATCTGCTTCGCCCGGTATTTCTGCACCGCGTCCAGCCAGTCCTCGGCTGCGAGTGGCGTGTTGCGCGAAAACTGATGCTGCACTTCTGCGGCCGCGACCGATAGGTCTTTCTTCTCCGCCTGCTTGTTCAGCCGCTCCACGATAGCCGTGCTCCACGCATAGCCCTCGTCTCCGCCCCAGCCCATCCACGCTTGGTATCCCTTCCCTTGCTCGTCCCACGTCTCGCCCTGCTTGTCGATTTCGTGCCGGTCAAAAAATGCTTTCATCCGGCGCACGGTGTCCTCGGACATCGGCCGCTTGTTCATGAGGTCACGCGCCCGAGCGATGCCGACGCTTGTCATGCCGCGCTGTGACATCGGCTTCTTCTCGCGGATCTCAAGTGCGCGCCGTGCGTTGTCCGCCATCGCATCGGTTGGAATGTAGGAGCCGTCGGCGAAGTTGATCGTGACGAGATTTGAGTCGTCGCTTGCAGCCGAGCGCGAGCGCGCAAGCTGGATTCGCTTGTGCATCGCTGCGGCCGAAATCTTCGTAGGCTGCTTCGGTAGTCCAGCAACAGAACCGGCTACCTTGCTCGCAGATTCCTTTGCCATGCCTGCGGATACCATAAGCGTCTCGGCAGATTCCGACGTGAGATTGCCTGCGCGTAAATTTTCTAGAATGGAAAGCACCGCAGCAATCTGCGCGCCGTTGAGAGGTACCAGTTCGGGCGACACACCCGGGAAGGATTCGACGCCTACAATAGCGGCATCGTCCGTTGATTCTACGCCGGTCCCAGAAACCGCGACGCTCGCCGCCTGTGCCTCGGCTGCGCTCGCTCCCACCGCGTCGCCGGCTGCGGCCGCGGCTGCTGGCGTGCTTGGGAGTGAGGTCGTGGTGAGGCGAATCGCCGTTTCCGGCACGCCGTATTTGACCGCGAGTTCCTTCACGAAGCCGGCCTCGATTGCGATCTGTTCCAGCCGCGAGAAAGCGTCCGTACCTTCCTCAGCTGCGATCTCTTGCAGCGACTTTGCGCCCTGCCGGTTCTCGTTCATGTTCGCGGCCGACTCGCGGCCGACGTCGATGCTGAGCTTGGCTGGAAAACGCCACTCGCCCTTGGTCGCCCGGCGTAGCGCTTGCACCATTGTCTCGCCCGCGAGAAGCGGAGGCGGTGCGATCTCGCCGCGCGCAATGGCGTCGAGAATCACGGCGTCCTTGATCGGGTCCAAAACCTTGTCGGTCAGCACGCCCTGCTGCCGCGTGAAGACTCGGTCGGCTGCTGCAAACTCAGCCCGAACGCTTGGGCCTTTGAAGTCGCTTGTGCCAAATAACACTCCCTCAGGGATGCCCACCGAAAGACTTATCTCGTGCATCAAATGCTGGACGAATCCGGTAAACGCCTGCGACGGACGCGACGGCATGACCTCCACGCGGTCGCTGTTTTGAAAATACCGAATCATGCCGACTTCGGTGAGCTCGTTTTTCTGCTGCTGTCCGCTCGGCAGCGACATCGTCGGATTAGGCTGGAAAAGGTTGCGCGGGTTGGCGGTGCCTCGGTCGTTGAAGATCAGCGCCGCCTGCTGCGACGAGAAACGCACGCCAGCCTTCTCCGCTTGCAGGATCTCGTGCAGCATCCGCGCCGTCTGAATCCCGCTCGCCAGATCCGACACGCCTCGATATTGGTCGCTGCGATTTGGATCGAAATAATGGCAGAACTGATTCGCCGGAATGTCCTCTGCGCCGAAATAAACGCCGTCGCGCGTGACTCGGAAAATTCGGTAAGCCACCGGCTGACCGAAGTCGTTCGTAATAATCCCTTGGAAATAATTGTTCGAGGCGACGGCCGTCTCGTTCGGGTTGCCGATGCGCGTGGCCGGCACGAGTTGCAGTTTCAAACCCTCGCCGCTGCGCCGAATCACAAATCCGCAATCGCCGTCAATCGGTCGTTCCTCGGCCGCAAGCTGCACGAGTTTCTTGAAGCTGTGCCGGTTCGTTACGTCGCAGTTCTTGCACCACGCATGAAAGTAATCGTCGATGACGCGGTTGTAATCGCGGTCGCCGGTCGTCGGCGAGTATTCATGCGGTGTGAGGTAGAGTCCAAATTTGCGCGAGACTTCACGAATCTCCGGCGCGTTGTCCACGAGGTCCCGAGCTTCATACATGAGCACCACCCGGTCCCGCTGATTCTGCGAACTCTCGGCCGGCTGGGTGTATTGCTTGGGAGAATACATCCGATTTGTCCGCGCCGCGTTATACTCGAAAAGCGACTTCGCGACGCGTGCCTCCAAACGCTTGAGCGCCCACGTCGGCGCGATGTTCTCAAGCGCCCGGTCAATCCAAGGTTTTTGCGCGACAAGTTTTGACGCGTCGAAGAAATCGGTGCTCATGTGATTAGTTGCCGGTGAAGCTGACGAAGGTCTGATCCGTTGACGTTCCGGCCGCGTCGGTCAATGCGTCCTGTAAGTTGCCAAGCATGTTGTTGAGCGCGTTCAGGTCTGCCCGGCTCACACTCTTCCCGTTGAGGCTGTAACTCTGGTTGAGCAGCACCGCCTGAATCGCGTCAATGGTCTTGGTCTTGAGCGCGGTCAGCGTCGCGGTGTCCAGTCCGAGAAATGGGTTGTCGAGCATACCACTGCTCGAAACGTCAAACCGGCCCTTCTTTAGTTTCCCCCTTTATTGCTGGGTGATAAAAGGGGAAGTAATTCTCAAACGCTTATCCCTAGGGAAACTCTGGAGTTTGTGGGTCATTGCCGCCTTTTCCCCACAAACTCAGTCCTTCGGCGGCGCGTAGCGGATCACGTTCGCAATCGTCGCCATGCAAAGCAGCATCGCACTCGTGTCCAAGCCGTGATTCGGAGCGTTGCTCTTCACCTCGCGCCACTCCCAAACGCCGGTGCGGATCTCGACTTTCGACTCGCCTTTGAGGTGTTCGAGGTAGAGCGGATTTACGTCCTTCGGAAGCAACCATTTCAAATCGCCCTTGGCTTCCAGCGCGTTCGCGAGCAGGTCCTTGAAATAGTCGCCGGACCAGTCGTAATAAAACACGTCTCCGCCCCGGTAGTCGCTCACTCGTGGCTCCGAGAACGGGAAGTTGATCAGCTTGTCGGTCGCCTCGTCCCTCATCGTCCACGTCTTTCGCGCGTAGCCTCGCATCCCTCGCCAGCCAAAGTCGGCGCAATCCCGGTCAACGTCGGCCGGCCGGTAGCCGCGATCTTGAGCAACGCACGCGTCTTGCACCTTGTA